AACAGCGGCTTGTACTGCGCGTCCTTCTCGTATGCTGCGACCATGCGGATCTTCTGACCGCCTCGCTTAGTGGATCTGCCGTACCGCTCCCAGATGCCTTCACTGTATTTCTTAGCGCCCTTGGGACTACCTGAAAAGAACTTCGACTTGTCCTGCATCATCTCGTCAATAGCGCCTTTCTTAAAGTTACCGAACGCGTCTAGGTATTTGTTTGAATGTCTAGTCGATACCCTGATCGCACGTTTGTTAGGAAACCTTGTGCCGCCATACACTTGGAACTTCATGTAGTCAGCTCGACTATCATCCCAGAACACTGTAGCCGTTAAGCTGCGTTTAGATGATTTGTCATAGAAGAAGTTCTTCTGCGTGAACTTAGTCGCACCTTTCCCTGTTTTCTTCTCAAACTTCTTCGTTGTTGCCTTACCGAGCACACCCGTTCCTTTCTTCTTGGATAGCTCAAACGCCAACTGATTTAAGGTCTTGCTAACCGCAAACGGTATTTGCTTCTTCTGTGTACGGGTCAACCCCTTGGATACTTCTTTGATGTTGCTTCTTAGATCAATCTTCATCTTCACCTTCTACTAAATCGTTGAATACGCCATGAGTTGCGAGATACAGAATCCCTATCTGGCTTAACAGATGCTGCGTGTCATATGACTTTTCGCCAGCTTCTTGCAAGTCCCATTCGACATAATCTTCATTTTCACGCTGAATCAGCATCTCAATGTAGGTGATCTTTCCCTGCATCACTTCCTTCTGGATAGACTGCAAATGCTCCAGAAGTTCGTTTCTGTGTAGCTGTGTGATATCGCCCATCGCATTTATCCCTGAAGGTATTCGCCATCCATCCTAACAGGAATAATAACATGGCAATCGGGAAAGCTAAGATGACTACTGACGTGAACAGAATGCAGCTTATTGCGTATAAGACGTTATACATCTTCTTCATATTCCCAGTCACATTCTGTGCATTCTTCCCGCTCATAAACCCCAAAGATTTTAACGGCTAATTCGCCGCACATCGGACACCGCAGTTCATTCCACGGCGCATTCCGATCAGTCCATGCGCCTTCAGGATAATTTGACATGAGTAGCTCCCTTGGTGATTGCCTCGTTTAAAAGTCTGACAACGCTCTTTTGATTGAAGTCTATCGTGACCAGATCCGTAAAGACATCTTCTTTGATCCGTTCGTGCTTACCTAAACCTATGGCTGTCCTTACGTCTTTAAGGCTTGTCACATAGCCACAATCTGTTTTCGTTTCCCAATAGACTATTCGCATCTCGATAGCTTGTCTAACAGCTTCAGGACATCCGGTATTACCTGACGGTGGAATTCATCAACATCATCAGGCCCATAGGACTCCATGATCTTAGATAGCGTGATGTAGGCTCTAAGTATTTCTATTGTTGTTGGTTCCATCTTCTTCTCCGTTGGCTTCCTAGACCCCGAAGGGTTTCGACTGTCGCCAGCAGTCTCATCAGTAGGATTATAAGGCAAGGCAATTTCTAACCGGAACTGGTAACGATTCGTCTTCTAAGCGTCTTTTTTTCTTGGCCGCTATTTCTTCGGCTTGCTCTAAGCTCCACCAGTTATCCCATTCATGCTCCCATTCGCCATTGACGTACAAAACGACTCTAAAATCAGTCCCGTACTTTGCTTTCTCGGGCGTATTTCGATCTTCAACGCGGAACTCAATCTCTGGCGTTTCCGCAAAATCTCTATAATAGCCGCTGATAAAATATCTGTTCATCTTCTTCTCCTGTGTAGACCCGAAGGCGGCTGTTAAGCCGCTTCCGGTTTTTTAAAATTTTCCGCTAAATCTTTGATTGCTATGCTTCTGATTTTTTTATAATACTGTTTCAGCTCTTCGCATCTCATAATCATCGACTTCATTTGAAATGCTTGAACACCTACTTCTTTTGCCATTCTGTCTATTAGTGCGTTTTCGATTGTTTCTAAAATTTGCTGTTCCATCTTTCTTCTCCGTTGTTGTTGGTATCTATTATAATCATCTCAAACATAGAGTCAACACTTTTGTTTACTATCTACGAATTATTTATAGACCGATTTGGAATATCTAAACCGCTTTTAATAACTTGATTCTTTCCTTTGCCAGCTTGTATCGTTTGAAGTCGTTGTGGGTTATTCGACTACCCTTCGCCTTTTCTGACTCAAAAATAGCTATGAAATAAGCGTCCTCTTTCGCTGCCTCTATAACCTTCTGGGGTATTTCCTGACGCTTAGAGTCTCGGAATAACACGCTAGCCGGTAATCCTAGCGCAGCTACCACTTCCTGACCGTTTGCCTGACATGCGAAACAATGTATCAAAACTTTTCCATCTTCTTCCTTCATGGTCATGCTTGGATTCGTGTCATTGTGAACCGGACAACACGCTACCCATCGTTCACCTAATTTTTTAACCTTGTCTAACTTAGGAAGAATGTCTTTTAACACCTTTCGCCCTTCTTATATTTATGTGTGTGATGTGATCCTTCACTTCTGATGAAACGTGAATCGTTGTTTGCGGGTCAATCTTGTTAGGCCAGACACCGAACTTTGACCTGTAGGCCCAACTGGCCCATCCGTCTCTGTAGCCCTTCTGACGTGCGTAAAATTTGAACTCACCCAGCCAGCGTGATTTTTCTTCTGCGCTAAAATCCCTGTTGGCTTTTTTCAGTTCTTTTAAGACCTGATCGTCGGACTTCAGAATCTCTTTTGGTGGTCTTTGATAGCCGCAAACGCATCGTACCAAAAAATGCTGGAAACATTGTGGGCAAACTGACAGATCTGGTTCTTTCTTTTCTTTAGTCAGAATCCGCTCGTCATATTTCTTCTCGCCATCATCCAAAGTCTCAGGAACTATCGTTTCCGCGAATCCATGCTTTTGGACGTTGCCAGAATGATCAAGATAAATTGCTTCTACCTTGTTGGGATGTGTCCTCATTATTCGCCCAGCTCGCTGAACGTAGGTGATCAAAGACTTAGTTGGGAAACAGTCGATTAAAGTCTGAACCTTGGGCGCATCGTATCCCGTGTTCAAAAGTCGTGAACATGAAAGAATCTGAAAGTCACCTTCATCATGACTTTCGTACAGGCTCTGACGTTCGTCCTGTTCCATATAGCCATCGATATGCTCTGCGGTGAATCCTTGCTCCCTGAACATTTCTACCAGCTTCTGGCTGTGTTTAATGGACGGGCTAAAGGCTATGGTCTGACCCTTACCGAATCGTTTAAAGTTTTCGATGATATCACCGACCAGCTTTTCGTCAGACTCAATCGCTGATGCTAATGACTTAGGATCAAAGTCAGTCCCACCCGTACCGATTCGTTTCTTCTTAACGCCCTTCAGGTTCGCGTGATGACCACCGTAGTATTTGACCGGACATAAATACCCCTGATCTAGTAACTGTTCAGGCGTGATCGGAACAACCAGATCAGAATAGAACTTTCCCAATCCTTTAGAATATGGCGTAGCACTGAGACCGATGAATACTGACTTGGTGTAACTTTCCATGAGATCAGTGGTCGTCTTGTAGTGAACATGACATTCGTCGATGACTGCAACGTGAAACAATGGCTTGTAGCGCCTTCTCGCCAGCGTCTGAATCGATGCTATCTGAATCGATGCGTTAGGATTGGTTCGCCAGTGATCGGATTGCATGACCCCTACTTGAATCCCTGCGCGATCAAATTCTTCTAATGCTTGATCAACCAGCTTGACTCGGTCACAAATAAAGATACCCATCTTCCCGTTCTTAGCTACGTTCTTTAGTATCTCAACTGCGACCCTAGTCTTTCCAAAGCTACAAGGTGCTGCTAAAACCGATCTGGAATTTCCTTTCCTGATCGATTGCCTTAGCTGGTTAATCGCCTTGTCTTGATGCGGCCTTAACATCTTCTCCCCTTTGCGGCCTAAGCCGCTTTTGTTTCGTAGGTTTTAACTTTTGCTGAATCACGATCAACATCGTGCCCCCATTCCCATTTTGCAATTGGTGTAGGCTCTGCCCCCCATTCAGGAATATTTAACTCAACCCTAATAACCTTACCAACCCTGCGCTCAACGTAACCATTGCCAGCCGCTCCGTAAACGCTAACCCAGCCCCCTTTAGTAACCCTTTGCCACTGAAGATATCCTTTTAACTGACCCTTGCGCTCACCTCGAACGTAACGCGGCAAAGCGTCCACAACATCATCACCGAAATAACGGCGAGCCATGCCTTCAACAAACTCAGAAGACATATAGCCGTCCCTGTAATCAATGTCTGCTCTTACTGTCATTTCTACCCCCTTGGGCGGCCTAAGCCGCCGCCTTAATTGGCTTGATGTTGACTAAAACTCGGTGATGTAGGCACTGAATGTTGTAACCGCCAGCAAAGATAACCTCGATTTTTACGCTAAAGCCGTCGATGATCCAATGACCTTCGAAGTTCTTGCCGTAAACCACTTTGAAGTTGTCAACGTCAATGCTTGTGATCCCAGCCTTTTCCATCTTCGCTGCGATTCTATTGTTTCGCGCTTTGTGTGTGTTGCGGGTACGCTTCTCGGTTTGTTCGATCTGATAGCTTAGGCCGTGTTGTTTTTCGGTATATAGCTGAAGGCTAAATTCTCGGATCAATCGCTGCCGAACAACAATCATTTTATCAATTCGGTTCAGATTAACCTGATCTTCAATCTCAGCCTTACGATCATCAAAAAACTTGTTCATCTGCTCAACTTGAGCGGGAATGTTTGCAATAGACTGTGCGTCTGATTCTGCGAAGGCTGCTTTGATTTGTTCTTGTAAACTCATGTTCTTCTCCTTAGCTGGTGATACCCATTCTAATGATCCCAACCCTAAAGTCAACACTTTTGTTTACTATTATTTGATGCCCAATCTGCGAAGGAATGAAGCTGATCTTGAGTCAGTGAATAAGCTGGGCCTTTCCCAAGGTCTTTGATGTTTTCTTTCCTGAAGACTTCATTGGCATGAGCAACGCCAGCTATCCGATATTCTGGAATCTTGCCAATCACTAATATATACCAGTCAGTCGTTCTGCCCTGATAATCAGGCACCAACAACCGACCAGTTTCATAATGCGTTGATTTGACGTTGATCGTACCGTTTAGATTTAAGTCTATCTTGCTAAACTCGCTGCCTAAACTCGGATAAATATTCAAGGCTTTCGCTACCGCTAATTCAGCACCATAACCTTCAAGGCAAATTTCATAATGGCTTCTAGTGTTGTCACGCTTCTTGGATTTATACCCAAGATCACCACTGACTTTGACATTATCCATCGCCATTATGTTGGCTAGTTGTTGCTCTACTGAATCAAGTACGACCTTCATGCTTCTCCTTATTTTAAAGACAGCTCGGCTTTTTCCCTTTGCAAGTCACAACCATGCAGATCGTTAATCTGGTTAGGTCTGATGTGACTACATCCTGCGATGCGGTACTCATGTCCTTTCGGTTTCCTATCTAGGCGCTACCCTAGACAACCCACTTGGGCCTCTGCGTTTGGGACGTGAATCGGGTCAAGCCGTCAGACCTATAGCGTGTTCACGGATTATCGCTATATGGATTGGAGGCACGATTAAGCCCCACTTTCCATCGGCAGGAAGCAGTTGAAGGTCATGAGATGTTATGAGACAATTTGAACCGTGTCGGTTTGCGCTCGGTTCTAATGGACTCAACTCAAATCGGCCTTCAGGGACTGGTAATCCCGCCGACACATTCAATACTACTCTACTTAGTTTCCTCAATCAACCGATTTAGATACCACTGAGCCTTCTTCAAGTCCTCTAGGGGCGCTCCTTTGTACTTATGTCGGTGAAGGTACTTGTGACAATTACCCAGCAGATACGCGCCGTATTCGTCACCTAGCTGCTGTTTGATGTAATCAATCGCTTCTATCTCGCCCACGTTGTAATGCGGTGGTTCATCTACGTTTAACCACTTCACTTGATTCCATTCCTCGGGTGTTGCGTCAACCATTTTCCCTCGCCCTTTTTATAACTAAACGTACATTGAATTTGTTGATAGGTTCGCCCCGTCGATTGATTAACCCTTTATCTGCAAAATGATTTGCAATTTGGAAATGAGTTTTACCCTCTTCTCTCATTCTAACCATTTGTTTGATGATTTTCTGTTCTTCTTTATTAACGGTAATTTTCCCATCTTCCCTGTCAAATCCGAACGGCAACACACCGCCCGTTGATAATCCTTTGTCACGTCTTTCCTTCAACGCTGCCTTAGTTAGTGCTGATGTTCTCAAAAGATGCGGTGAATGAACCTTGGAGTGACAAGGCGCACAAAGATTCACCGTCTTAGTCCCACCTAAGACTCTAGGGACAACGTGGTGAGCATGGTCTGCTTGAACTCCACATTCAAAGCACACCAAGTCTTTGTTTTTCGTTTTTAATTCGGGCATTAAAATCTGCCAGCATTTCACGATAATCTTT